CTGGTCGGTGTGGATTAAGGAAGCGGACTTGGCCGTCTCTTGTCTGAACATATCAGATGGGAGGATCTCCTCGCTATGCCAGTCCACTCCCAGAGACGCCGCTACACACCGGACGGTAGTCCGGATGTAGGGCGCTACACGCTGGTGCATTCCAACGGAGAAATTGAGGAAGGTCAGTTTTGGCTGAACAACCTCTTTGGATCCCACGGGTTCAACGGCTTGTATGGCACTATCACAGACCATAAGACGTCTCGTGATGCTGTCTCTGGGGACCTACCACAGTCTGAAGTTCGCCACTTTAAAATGTGGGGAGCCGGCCTTGGCACGGTCGGCATCTTCACCTCCTCCATGTTCGGTAACCCGAATTGGTGGCAGGCGCTTCAGCTGGTCTTTAATTACGATCTATATACTTCGTCGTATGTAGATGGTGACAAAGACTGGTCGGTGTGGATTAAGGAAGCGGACGGGGATGATCTGCGAAAAGCCTCACGTCGCGCCTTTGCATCTATCAACACGCAATTTCCAGAGGAGATCAGTATTCTGAATTTCATCTGGGAATTGCGCGAGATGCCAGGGATGCTAATGAACCTCTTTACAAGAGGTACGGCTTTGCGGACGCAATTTCCGCACGCGGTCAACCTCGGCGATGTGGCGAAAGATTACCTTGCATGGAGTTTCGGTTGGGAGCCATTCCTTGCGGATATGCTCTCGATCTTCAACATCATGTTTACGGTAAACGATCGCTTGGAACATCTGAAGAGGACCAAAGGGAAAGCGGTGAAAGCCGGCTACTCGCAAGTCCTCGAAGACTTCCGTGGCGAAGAAGAATGTGGGTGGAGCACTAACGTGCCCTCACCTAACAACTTCGCCAACATCCAGTCACTGTGTACTCGTCGGGTCCGGAAGTTCCGGGCCGGGGCTCGGGTTAGGAATAACCTCGACTTCCTTGACGAGTTCCAGGGACAGCTTCGCGGATATCTCGGTGCGCTGGGATTTACAAACCCAGCTAAGGTGGTCTGGAATGCATTGCCGTTCTCATTCATCGTTGACTGGTTCGGTGATGTCTCTGGATTCCTATCGGCATTCTTGACGCTGCAACACGCAGCCGACTGGGAGGTCGACCGAGTGTCTTCGTCGGTAACGACGGAGGCGAAATATTCGTTCCGTGTCACTACGTCTGCCGGTTTTGTACTACAAAACAGGATCGGCAACCAGATGGCACGACTTTACCAGCGATGGAAGGGATTCCCCGTAGACCCGTTGGAGATAGCGATCCTGTCACCAACGCCCAAGCAACTTTCGTTACTCGCAGCGCTAGTTCACGGATCGAACCGTTACTAGCACCAACGTCTAGGAGTCTATGTTATGCTAGCCGACGAACTGCATCTTGTGGACCATGCACGCAATGATCGTGTATACCGCAAGACGGGCGGAGACGCCCGCAATTCGACACGCACGCTCATTGGTTCTGCTCCGGGCCTCCCGCAAACGCTGGAGGTTCACCAGAACCCGGGCACTGGCAAGGATGCCATTGACCGGCATAATGTCACTCTGACCCGCCAGAAGATGGCGGCGGATGGCATTACGAAGAAGAGGGCCGTCATCTCGACGACCATCTCTAATCCACAAGACGGGACCTTCACGACCGCAGAGTTGAAGTCGATGCTTTCCGAAGCTATCTACCTCCTCCGAGCGGCTCGTGCGGATCTCGATGCAGCGCCTGAGACTTACACGTTCTCGGACAGCCTTGAGCCGTCCACGATCATGGAGTCTCTGGTGTTCGGTGAGACGTAACTTATGTCTCATCTCGAACTCGCCTACCCAGGCGAGTGGTTCGGCGTCGGCGAAATTAGCATACATAGCAAGGAGCGATGCCCTATGGGTGCGCAGAATAGCCTTGATCTCACCTTCTATGGTGAGCTCTTAGACAACCTGCTACAGGACACTCCCTACTCTCATATGTCCAGCGCTGTCTCTCGCGATCGCGCCACCGCTTCGCGGCGGCTACGAGGCGAAGGCCTCAAGTTCCTGACGGTTACATTGCCCTCCCTCGGGAAGGCAATCGATCGTTCACTTGAGACGGGCACCCTCACCCTCCCCTCTGGCTTTAAGGCCAAAGGAGGGTTGAGCCTCCCGGAGTTTCTCCACGAGGCTTTCTTGGGTGTTTACGAGCTGGATGGGTCCCTGAAGGAAGCGTCGCAGGTAAGTTGGAGCGTCTTACGATGGCTCCGAACTGTCTGCTACCACTTCTACAAGGCCGAGTTCCCGAGCTCACCAGCTCAGGATGCGGAGGTTTTGCAGAAGTTCAAGGAAACTGATGAATCCTTGACCTTCACGCTCACGGATAAGACGAGAGGACTGCTTGATGCAGCTTCGTACTTACTGCGAGAACTGCTGCGGGGTTACGACCCGATGGACGTAATCCCCCGGCATGGCCCCGGGGCCGTTGCTACGGGTGAGAAGCTCGACGAGAAATGGCACTTCAAGCGCCTATACGGCGACCTTCATGCCCGCTACCCCTACTATGAATACTTTATAGTAGGGGGTGCGTTGGAACTCCTCGATCGAAAGGACTGGTATCTCGCCTTGGAACGGCTCCCTCACGGGACCACCAAGACTATACTCGTCCCTAAAGATTCACGCGGTAAACGGACAATCTCTACTGAGCCACTAGAAAAACAGTGGATGCAGCAGGCGTTGTCGAGGACACTCGTACCTTGGATTGAGAGTCATCCCCTCAGTCGCAACCGAGTGAACTTCACGCATCAGCACTACAACCAGAACCTCGCCTTCACTGGTAGTTTATACCAGGATTGGGCGACGCTGGATTTGTCCGATGCGTCAGACCGCGTCGGGTTGGACTTAGTCAAGTATCTCTTCAGGCACAACGAAGGCCTGCTGAAAAGCTTGCTAGCAACCCGTTCCACACACACTATCCTCCCCGGGGGGGAGGAGCTCGAGCTCAGAAAATTCGCCCCTATGGGGTCGGCCTTGTGCTTCCCTGTGGAAGCCTTGGTCTTCTGGGCTGTGTGTGTCGTGGCGATTTCACGCCACGAGCGCAGCAACTATCGGGAGTGGGCGCAGCAGGTGTACGTGTACGGCGATGATATCATCGTCCCAAACGAGCACTTTGCTGTGGTGGTGGATGCACTTCAATCCGTTGGCATGAAAGTCAATGAAGAGAAGAGCTACCACCGCGGGTTCTTCAGAGAAAGTTGCGGGGTAGACGCTTTCCACGGCGTCGTTGTAACCCCTATACGCCTGAGAACCCTGTTCAGTGGCAAAGAAACCGATGGGTCTGCCTTTGCAGCCTACGTCTCTCTCGCCAACGCGTTTGAGTCTGTCGGCTATGAATGCGCAGCTTCCTTCGTGTGGAAGGAGCTTGAACGTGTCTACGGGAAGATCCCGTACGGCTGCGCCAACAGCTCTTTCCCATGTCGGATAGTCAAGGATGCGATTTTCGCTGAGGAGCGGAACATCGCGCTGGGGTTTGAATACCAGCATAATCCTGACTTGCAGCGTCTCGAGTTCAACGTTAAGTCGATCGATCCTCAGGAACGAAAGACCACGTTGGACGGGTGGCACCGCCTCCTTCGGGATTGCGTTGTCTCCTTTGCGGACACTGACCCTACGGTCAATGTTTTGCCGCGGTCATTGATAATCAACCGCGGATGGCACGCAGTGTAACAGCTGCGTGAGGGGGGGCACTGGGCTGGCGTACTGCCGTCATGTCTCAGTGTGGAAACTGAG